GTCTCGCCCTGAACATCCACGATCTTCGTGTAGTTGTCATAGTAATTGCTCGCGGGCAAAACGTCGCCGGGAGTGAACACTAACCGCATCCTGCAGCTGTGAAAGGAGCTGGCAAACACGTAGAATCGGTAACGGATGGAGCCACGCCACTGCCGGAATGGAAAGCACGCCTTGGCGAGGTGGGTGGGGAAAACCACACTGGGGGTACCGGCCACCACCTGGGACATCCGCGGGTCAACAGGAACAGACCACAGGACGTCCCCGACCGCGTTAGTCTGCGTGAAAGTGAACGTCCCGAGGAGGCTTGGCTGCCCAGCCAGGTACTTGAGCGACATCTCGTCCGTCATCTCCCTGCCAGCCTGGGGCACCACCGGGAGCGTGGTCCCTTGGTCAAGGGCCATGAGAGTGGAGTTGTCCAGCCCGGAGGACTGGTGGAGCCCGAAGAAGGGGTCTGCCCGGACGGCCGTAACGGCCGCCACGGTGCGGGGTCGATCGAACCCCATAAGGTCGGCCATGGCTCTCACCGGGCCCAGGAACGCCTGCACTGTGGGACCCAAGGCCCCAACGGCAGCTGAGGCCACCCCGGATACCAGGCCTGCGGCGCTCTTCTTTAATGCCTCGGCTGTTGCGCCGGCGGCTTCAGTAACTTTGTTAGATTCGGCTATTAACAAAAGAAATTAAGCCGCCGCACGCGTAAGCGGCGAGGGCGCACCCACTGTGGCGTCAGCCGTGGGATAGAGCAGTTCCAGGTCGGTTATTTGCGCATACACCGTGACCTGCAACGCCGTGGCCGTCGTAGTCTCGACAGCCATAAGAGGAGCAGCAACCCAAACGTCAAGAGCACCAACACAACCGGACTGGTACCCATCGACGGAGTAGTAAGGGTCGGGGGAGTGATATGGGCACTCCATGACCTCTGTGATGGGGGCGTTGGCAGAAACGAGCATGTGGGGGAGGCCGGAGGAGCTGTAAATGTTGAGGTCGCTCCGGCTACCTCCGAGATGGACGGCGGGTTCCCAGGAACATAGGAGTGCGCCGTACAACATCTTGTTGCCGTTGGTCCGGACACTGAGCCTAACCCCATGCCGAGCCGCAGAGAAATTGGTGATCTTGTTCTGAATGAACGAGAAGCCAGAACCTCCAATGAAAGCGTCGGGGAAGAGGACGGAGTGGAGGAGCGTGCCCGAGGAGGCACTGGTAGGCCAGGTGAAAGACGCAACCGGGTACTCGCGGAGGTTGATGGCGGGGGCTGGAGTGACGGTGGGGGCAGTGTCGAGACCGACGTGGGCGGGGGGTGGCCCGGTCCTAAGTGGCTGTGTGACGTCGGTACTGGTGTCGGCGAAGGCGGTGAGCTGGTGTTGCGTGGCGGGGGTGGAGTCGGGGTTTTGTTGTTCGGCGGTTCGCAAAAGAAGGGCCCTGTCGGGCGATGAGCCTCGTAGGCCAGCCAGCGAGTTTTACGTCTGCGCAGACGGTGGGATTGTTAGTTGGGCCACCCCAAGTTCGGGCTTGTGGAGATCCCTACTCCCGGCCATAACGCAGGCCGTGCGGTGGGATTGTTCGTTGGGCCACCCCAAGGTCGGGTTTGTGGAGAACCCTGCTCCCGGGCACAAGAGTGCCACGCGTTGGCGCCATAGTCAACCCCAGTCGAAATCCCCGCTGGTGATGCGGGGTCTGGTGGGGACGACGCTATGGCGCCAGGGCCGTCAGGCCTGGCTGGGGCTGCCAAGGCCGAAGAAGTCCTCATCGGCGTCGGAACAGCCCTTGGTGGCATCGCTTATCACCCTCGCAAATGCCGCGTCGTAGTTCGGGATGGCAACATCCCGGCCCCCAAAGGCCACACGCCAGCCTAGCTGAGCCGTGGCCCTGAGAGCTAAGTCGACCACGTAGTCGTAAAACGCGCGATCGTACTTGGCAGCCTCACG